TAGAATAGGTGTCTCTTAATTTAAAAATTAGATCATCTAGTCCTTCTAATGTGGTAAATGTAGCAAATAACTTATTGTTCAAGTTGTCAAGTATTAGATTTTCTTCAGTGTCATAACTGCATCTATACATATTATCTGTTTTATTAAAAATCATAATTGTGTCCTATTTTTGTTTTAATGCTTAATTTATATTTATCAAATACTTGTTTAATATCTTCAGTTAAGTTTTCATTCTCATCCATATCAAATAAAAACGCATCATAAGTATAAAGTACTAATTTGGTATTTTTACCTTTTAATATTTTCAATATATCCCATATTATTTTAACATTATTTGATGTTTCTAGATTTTGTAACACATAGTTAAATAATTTGTTGGAATTAACGTTTTCTAGTTTGGATTTATGAAATATATGACCTGATACAGGACAATTAATATAACCAACAGTTTGGTACTGATTCCACAACTTATCTATATAGTCTTGTACCTGTTCAAAGTAATCCCAAAACTTATATTTATCCATTATGCCTCCATAGAGTTGACGAAACATTAGCTCTTTAGCCTCCTTTATTCCAACTTTAGCTACTTTAGCAAACTCAGCGTATATTTGCTCTGGGTGGGTGGGATAGGATATGAGTTGAGCAGCTAAAGTAGGGTGATAGGCACTAATATCTATCTCGAGAAAATGATTGTTACGAGGAACAAATGATTTACGAGACCCATTATCTTTACCTAAAGCGGCAAAATTTATACTATTAAAAGCGTTTGATGGTCTACCTGTTGTAGTGTGTAAATTATAACTGGTATATATTCTGGAGTTATTAATAGAGAACGAATCATTGGGTAATTCAAAATGTTTGTCAAAGTATTTTCTATTAATGTTAATTCCATTATTTTCAATAGCATAAAATACCTTAGATATTTTAGAGTAGAATTTATTTTGTTCATAACAGTATTCTTTATATTGTTTATAAATATTCTCACATTTTTCATAATGTTTAACCACAGGTATTAATCTATTTATATCTAACTTACTTGGATGGTTAGTATAAAAAAATGTATGAGCGTTAGTATTAACTTCACGAAACTCAGGAGCATTAAAAGATATGTCAACTAAGTTATTAAGGGTAAAATAATATAAGAAATTCTTTTGATCAGTTGTATAAACTGTTTTATAAGTTTTAAATAAAGCAAGAATATGAGACTTGTCAATAGACATTGTCTCACTATAGTCAATGCAGATAATAAAACCTTTGCGACCTTTAACCGGACGAATATAAACTAGTGATACTTTATTTAGTTTAGGATGTACTAAATCATGAAATGGAATTACTTCAACAAATATCTCATCATATCCTTTATTGTAAAATTGCTTTAACTGAGATGTATTTTCTAATAACCAAAACATTCTTATAACCTTTATTTACTAGAAATATAAAGGTATGACAATGTAAAGCCAAATTAAAATAAAAAAGGCTTGGTTTCCCAAGCCTTGAATATATTTTATTATTTTGTTAAATTAATTCAGCATCTACATTTACCCAGTAGAAGTAACTTAAATCTACAATCTTACCTACCTTAGCAAAACCAGTTGTATTTGTTGGTTCAACATTAGTAATCTTAACTTTGATCCCAGGTTCTGCTGACTTCATAGATGGGTACCCTTTTAATTGACCTTGTTTTCTGGTTGACTTCATAGTAGGAATAACACCTAATATTGTTCCTTGAAACTCACCTGGGATAGAAATTGTTTTTCCTTTAATTTGATTACCTACCTCTATCATTGAAGCAAAAGTCATCTCATCTGCCATTCTTACAGCTTCTGTATGAGCAGCCATCATAATTTGATCAACTGTAAGTTCTAATGCATTTGCTCTTGGAGTATTTCTTTTTTCAGCTACGGTGTTTCGTATTTCTTCACGAATTAGTTGTCTTAATTGTTGGGTTTTCATTATTTTAACATTTAATTTATTATGGAGTGTTATTATCCTACTTTTTTAAACATTATACCTTCTTGATATTGAGGAATACCTGTTACTTGACCAAGTTCATTTTTAATTATCCATCCTGGTATTCTGTTAGGTTCTACTTTACCAGCAAACATGAAATTTCCTTTTAACATGGTAGCTTTTTCAATAACACCAGGAACAAATTTCCTAGCCATTTTATCCATTACTTCAACTTTATCACCAGGTTTAACAGTTGGACTTGATGATTGTACTTTATCAAACCATTCTTCAGCATCCATTAAGTATTCCTGATGTTCTTCATAATCTTCAGGATTATCTTGTTCATACTCATCTTTTACCATATCCATGACAGTTTCTCTATCCCATCCTGGATTAGCACTAACCATGTCTTGGTAGAATGTATTTTCAGTTAACACAGTTTTGTATTCACTTTCAGTGATTAAACCAGCTAATCTTTGCATTCTGGCAAATTGTTCATTTAGTAGTTTCATTATTTTGCTAATTTATTATAAATATATAAAAAAAAGTGGGAATATCAAATTACTTATAAAATTTGGTATAATCGTCTCGTAAGTATAAATTGAACTTAGTTAATGAAAGATTCTTCATTGTTAAATCAACTATATTATTATTAGTTTTAGCTACCTGTAGTTTATTACCTGTTATTTGCCATGGTATATTGAATGCAAAATAGTCATACCATACCCATTTAGAGTCTTTATTTAATATAGCCTCATATGTTTCTTTACTAACCTCAATATACAACAATTCATTTGTTTTTTTAACAAAATATCTTCTAAATTCACCTATTTGATAGTCTTGTTGAGTTGGTTGAGGTTGATAGTAGGTTGGAACTAATAATGCTTTTAAACTATCTATTTGTTTAAAATTATTATAAATTTTATTAGATGAAATATTATTATATGAAACTATATTTTGGTTAGAAACTAATAAAGAATCAGTAACTGTAATTTTCTTTAATTCAACTACAGTAATATCATCTGGAGTTCTACCAGTATAAAATTTATTATTAGACGTTTGCCAATAATAACCAATATATTCTTGATTAGTAGTTACTAACGCAAATTCTTTACCGTTAGTATATTTATTTGTTATTATTTGAGATTTAGGATAATACATAATTACCAAACATAAATACCTGAATTTATCTTATTTAGTATATCATTAGCATATCCTATACGTTTAGGAACACCTGAACTTCCACTTCGTTCATAATATTTGTCAAAAGTATAAGCCGCGCCTTGTGATGTAGTTTGTTTTTTTAGTTCTTTAAGTGCGTTTTTCTCTGTTGAGCTTAATTCAACCCAAATAAATGCTAATTGAGTTAGATATTTTGTATAATTTGGATTTCTAAGTAATTTTGTTTTTCTATCTCCTAACCATTGGGCTATACCTATTGCTCCTATACTATTAACTCTTAATGGCTCAAGTCCAGATTCTAATAATAAATTACCTATTATACCAGCTACTTGAGGAGCTGTTAATCCTTTACCTTTAAAGTATTGTATAGCAGTTTGTATTTCATTTCTTTTATTAAATGAATCTGTATTTAAAGCTGAGGCGACACTTAAGACTCTTAATTCTGGGTTATTTAGAGGTGGTAAAGTTGAGGATAATTTAGCTTGAGTAGTAGTTTTAGGTAAAGATAATGATTCAATTTGAGTTATCCATTTATTATCTTGAATTACATGGTTAATTGAAGTAACTATAAATTCTAAAGACTCAGGATAATTACTTGGTAAATAATCATTATTAACAGTAAACTTTTGATACACTTTCATACCTGATAGTCCGTCTATAGTTAATGATAGATTAAAAGGTATAAATCCACTTCTGTTTGAGGCTACATTTGGGTTAGAAATAGACGCTGATATAGCGTTATAAGCCTCTCCAGTTTCAATAGTATTTCGTAAAGTATTTTGTATATCAGAAATCAAATCTTGAGCTAAAACTGGAAGTGTACTAGGTCCAGGAGAAAATATCATTTTAATATATTCAGCTAAAGAAATAGCATTTTCTTCAAATTTAGCTTTAGTACTTTCTAAAGATGAAGTTACATTTGTTGTACTATAATCTGCGTTTACAATTTCAGGTTTAACTCTGTCTTTTAAACCTCTATTAATTCGAGATAAAATAGTCGCTTCTTCACCTACAACATAGCCTTGAGATGTTGCTCCTATATTTATCATGCTTGCAAATGCAGGAGTAATACCTGTTTTTAATGAAAAATTTTGAACAAAAGTACCAATAGAACTTGTAGTGTTTAAATTTTTATAACCAAATAATTCAAATTTAGCTATTTCTGTGTTACTAAATGGACTAACTGATTTAATAATTTTGTCTCTATTAGGTATTGAGTTTTGGTCTATTATAACTACTTTATTAGATGGTTCATCTACAGTTACATTTAACATATTAACATTACCTAAAGATGAATTGATTTCACTACATATACCTTGTAAAAATTTAATTAAATATGCTTTGCCATCATCTTTATTTATATTATTGGTAAGTGAAGTTAACAAAAAGTTAAAATTAAGATATATGTTCATTAACTTACCAGCTTGATACTCAGAATCAGTATTTGTAGCTTTATTTTTAACAACATCTAAAAATCTTTCAGCGTTTGGAGCTATAATGTATGTTTGATTATCTAATATTACAGTACTTTTAATTAAACAAGAATTTAAATTAGAACTAAAAGAATAACCACTACCTAAAGCATAAATCAAATTAGACTCAGTATCATAATCAAATTTTAGAATAGGAGGAGTTTTATCATTAAATTTTAATTTAGGTATAATATTATTTTCAATCCATTCTAGTAATGAACCTAATCTAATATAATATTGTACATTAGTATTATCTCTAAATTCTTGTCTTAAAATATCAGCTTTATCAGTGGTGTTTAAACTAGTCACAGAACATCCTGCTTTTTTCTCAGTCACTTTATCAAGTATATTTTTACATTTGTAATAAAGTTTACCTAATTCAGTAGATTGATCTATAGTTTCTGTTGTGGGTGAGGGTGATGATTTTTGTGGAGAAGAAATTTGGTTTACAACAGTATTTTGAAGTATAGTATTTGGATTGATACCACTATTAACTAAAATGTCAGTTATAGATAGAGGTTTAGTGTCTAATAAAACATTAGTTTTTAAAGATTCAATAACATCTCCTTGACTTCTTAATATTACAGTTATATCATAACTTCCATCTGTTTTAAATTCCCAATTAAAGTTAACTACTCTACCTATTAATGCATCATAATTACCAAATGATTTAAAACGTTCTTTTTGAGCTCGTTCTAACAAACCATAATAATCATATTTACCATTAAAAAAATCATTTTCAAGACTACATAGGTTTGGACTTAAATCTGAAAGACCACCATTTTTATTTTGAAAATAATGTGAGTAACCCCATTCTAATAAAACATTATAACCTAATCTTAAGTATAAATTATCAATTATATCAAACTGAAGTTTATTCCAAGCTTTAATTTGGATGGTTGCTGTTTTTAAACTACCTCTAGTCTCAGTTTTTATATTAGCTGATGTTATACCCATCATTGGAGACTGACCAAAGTTTTGGGTATCACCTATACCATAGGCTTTACCGTTAGCTAAAATATTAGATATTTTTTCATTAGCGTTCCATTCAAAACCCATTATTCCTCCTCTAGGATTTGGATTTTGAAATTCACTAATACCGTTAAATAATATAAATTTTTTAGCTAAATCAGGACCATTTAATCCTAATGTTTTAATTGAAGGAGAGTTTAAAGTATTAATGTTAATTATATCAACAGATGAAATCATTTTAACCCACCCTGTTCTAGTATGTAGATAATCTAAAACTTGTGGAACTAAAGTATTTTGAGTAGAAGCTCTATACCCTTGTATTTTTTGTCTTCTATCTATCTCAGTGATGATATTTTCATGAAAACCTTCTCCTATTATATTCATATTAAGAGTTTATTAAGTTAAATGCTTGTATAATATCTGCTATATTAGTTGGTATTCTTATTTGTAGTCCTTCAGGTATAATTAATGAATTTTGAGGCAAATTATCATTTGCTATTGATATAATCCACCACAATGAACTATCACTATAGTATTGTTGGGCTAATACATCAAATCTATCTCCCTGAATTGTATATACATAAATATCATTTTCAGACAAAGGAATTTCCGGATAACGAGTTGTTTGGTAAACTCGTTTTTTGTCTATTTTAGTTATTGGTATATTTTGATAACGGTTCATTTAATAAAGTTATTATCTATTAAGTGTTATTTCTGGGAATGATTGAATTGTTTCTGGGCCTGCTAATCCAATTAAATCTATATCCTCAGGATTTTCTATTGGAGGTTGAAATTCAACATAGTCTTTTAATTGAGGTAAATATCTTGAATCATCATAATTATTAGTATTATCACCTGCTTTTAAAGCTATATAACGTTCTGGGCCAAAAGCTGATATATAATTACCTGTATTTTGACCCGCTGATGGGCCTGTATATTGGTTTGTTTGTTTACGAGGTACAAATTCATGTATTGGAGTGTAATTCATACTTGCTCTTATAACATGAGGTAATTCTTTAACTGAGTTATCATTTCCAGCATCTGTATCATTTATACCAATTTCCCAAGGAGAACTTTCATCTATAGTATATGTTAAGTTAGTTATAAAACCAGGTTGAGAATATAAATATCCTCCTACAGTTAATCTCATCATTGGACCTCTCATATAACCATTATTACTATAATCTGGTGTTAAATTAGAAGCTAAATAATTAAGTTTTTGATGCATTGGTATTAACTCTCGTTTTGATTGAGCTGCTATTGTCCAACCCATTGTTATTCCTCTAGTAAAACCACCATATGTATAAAATTCTTCACCCCTACCTACATAACGGGTTGGATTCCATGTAGCGCTATACGCATCAGAAAATGAATCTAAAAATGCTCTGAAGTGTATAAATACAGTTTCTCCTGGGTCATTATTATTTATTGCTTCAATTCTAAATTTAACTAAATCATTAACTTCTTTATTATCTACATATCTAGACTGATATAAAGGTTTAGCATTTATTTTATCTAAAGCTTTTAATACTCTTCCAGTGAAATCTCTTTTACCAATAGTATAACTAGAAATATTTCCTCTTTCTCCAGGATTACCAAGATATACCCTTTGTTCTATAGCCGCATTTCCTGAATAATCAGGAGATTTAGACATTATAGAAGAAATTTGGGCTTGTAAATCTTTTCTAAAGTCTACAATTTTAGGAGAAAATGGAGTTGTTAAGCCTTTAGTTTCATTTGTTTTAGCTATATTATTTATTAAATAATAAGGTAATGTACTAAAAGTACTATTAATATAATTATAAAATTCATCACCAATACCTCGAGTTATTCTTTGATCAGCAAATTTAATTCTAGTTCTACCTACTCCTAAAACAGAGTTAGGACCTCCAACATAACTAAGAATATAATTTGGATCAGTTGCTATACTATTTCCACCAGTAGTAAAGCTAAGAGGAAGAATATTTCCTAATATTTTACTATCATATAATCCTATTAATCTATTAGAATTAGTACTAGTTATACTATTTTTATTAGCTGAATATCCTTGACCTAAACCAATAAAACTTTCAATTCCTCCAAGTAGTCCTTGTTTATTAAAATGAACTCCAAAAGCATTACCTCCAGCTTGAGCTAAAGTTGAAGTAGGTAAATATATACCATCATTTAATATTGAATACCCAGCTATTAAACCATTAGGAAAATTACTAGCTTGTGTTCTAACACCTGATAGTGATAATGAAGCTTGTTTAAGAATAAATCCTTGTCCATTAAATGATTTAGTATCAAAAAACATTTTAGTTAGTCTTGACACATCATCAGCTGTGCTTGTGACAGCTAATGTTCCTCCCCTTAAAAGAAAGTCAGGCCCACCAGTGTTGCCTATAGATGAGTCATTATCTGGTATAGGTTTAGTAATGTATGGTTGATTACTAGACCCACCAAAAACTTTATCATTACCATAGCGTAAAGATCTAAGGTTTGTCTCATTTAGTTTGGTTAATAAACTCATTATTACCCAGGTAGATTTTTTAAATAAGGTAGTTTTTGTCCTCTTGGTGTAATAGTTGGCATTTGACCATTTAAATCTAATGTTGATGGTTGAGGAATAGCGTTATTAACACCATCTTCATAATTACCATAATCATTGATAACAGTAGAAGCATTGTTACCGTTCAATGAATATCCAGGTTGATTACCATCAGCGTGTAGTTTTGATTGTTTAGTTGCTAATGGGTTAACTGGAGGTTGTGCTCCATCATATTTAGATAGGTTTGAACCTTCTGTGGTTAGTTTATTTAAAAGTCCCATGGTTTTAAATTATTAATGTTTATTATAAATATTAAAAGAAAATGTTATTGACCTACGTTAAATGAATTTTGACTTATTGTTGTGCTAACTTTATTACTATCCATATATATGTTAGTATTTTTGGTTAATAACTGTCTTAATAATATATTAGTTTCTTGTTGAGCTTTTAATGTTTCATCATTGTTTCCTAACTTAGTGCCGCCTGCCATTACTAATGTATCTTTTGGATGAGTTTTAATAACAAAATCATCAACTTTTAAACCTTGTTCTCGAGCTAAAGATGAAATACTAGCACTAGCTCTATCTGCAAGTTTATTTTCTCCAATTCCCGAGTTTTTAAATAATAACCTTAGATCATCTAATCTTTGTTTTAATTTAGCATCTGTTGAAGATTTTTTATCTAATTCTTTTAATAATCTATCACTTTCAGCAATTCTTATATTAGAACTCATATTAAAAAGTCCTAATAATCCTCCTTCTAGAGATTTAGTTAATGCTATTAATGTATCTGATAATTTATCTAAAAATCCACCATCAACTAAATCAGTAAATATTTCTTGAGCATGTTCTAAAGCATTATTAAATTTAGTTTGGGCGTCTAATGATTTTTGGGCTTGTTCTAAACTTTTACCTTCTACTATACCTTGTTCTACAGCTTCTGCTTGTCTTTCTAAACGATTAGCTTCTTCTAATTTACCTTGATCTCGTAAAATTTTAGCGTTTTCTCTTAAATTTTTAGTATAGTCACCAGCGGTTTTGTTTATTAATTCTTGTTTAAATAAAGAATCACCTAACTCATTAGCACTCATACCTAAAGTTTTAGCTATAGATTCTTGCTGTAAAGCATTCATTCTACTGAATGAAGCAGCAGTAATATTTTGTTTAGCTATTTCTTCAGTTAAACCTGCAATATCATTATTTAAAGCAAATAAACGAGCGCGTTCTAAATTTATTTGTCTACCAGTTAATAATTCGGCTTCAATTTGAGATGATATTGATGATTCAAAATCAAGTAATGAACTTTGGGTTTTAGTTATTTGGTCTAATGTTAAACCTAATTTTTTAGCTTCTAAAACAGTTTTAACTATTTCACCTGTATTTCCTCTAAAATTAAGTTTTATTAAACCACTTAATTTATTGACATCTGATATTATTTTTCTACCATCAGCAACTATTTTGTTTTGATTAGCAAACGCAGCTATCTGATCATAAACAATATCTAAACCTTTATCAGCTTCATTGTTATTTACAGCGAATAATTGTTGTAATTGTAATGCTTCTTCAACTTGAATACCAATTTCTTTAGTTAACTGTATTTGAGTATCAAGTTGTTTTGTATTAGAAACATTAATAAAATCAGATATATTAGCTAACTCATTAAATGCTTCAGTTATATTTTTAGTAGTAGCTAATTGACTATCTAATATACCTTTACTTTGTTGGAATGATTCATATAATGCTCGAGCGCTATCTTTAGATATAGATATATTTTTAGCTAAATCAGTTACACGTTTGTCAGCTGCAAACATTGCTTCTATAAAAAACTTAGCCGCGGCAACTAAAGCTGTTATCCAAATTGGACCTTTAAGAAATGAAGCTAATCCTCCAGCACCTGCTTTAAATATTTGAAATGAACTTTTTCCACTGGCGGCTGCTTTAGCAGCGGCATCAGCTGCGTCTTGAAATGGTCCTGCTATTCCTTTTAAGCCTGGGATTGATTTAACTACTCCTGCTAATTTTTGAAATCCACCTGCTTTTTTTTCAATTTCTTTAGCGAAACTTAATTGTCTTTGATAATTATCAGCTACTTCACCTGTTACTTCAGCTATACCTTCTTGTAATTTTTGTATTTCATCTAATTCACTTTGGGTTAAAATTAAGCCTTGGATTTGTTTATCAGTTAGATTTTTTAATCTTTGTTCTAATATTTCTCTAGTGGCTGTTATTTCATTTATTTGTTCATTTATTTTTTTAGATGATAATTGACCATTGTTTAAATCAATTTGATTTTTAATTAATTTTTCATTAGCTTTGGCTAATTTATTTAATGTAGAAATTGTATCTTTTTGTATTCTAGAAAATGCTCTAGCATCATTAACTATGTCAGTTAGTCCTTCTGCTAAATCAGTTAATCGGGAAGTTAATGATTGAAATCCTTCATCTAAAACCCCAACAATGTCACTTATTTCTTTAAGATCTTTTTTACCGTTTCTTATATTTTCGTTAGGATCAGCCATTTAAATATAGTTTATTATAAATATTGAAAGCACCTACTTTTGTGGTGCTTTCTTTTTAGATGCCTTAGTTACATATGTTGGTACTTGAACTTTAGGTACAGTACCATCAGTTTGCGCTGTTCTCATTGCTTGTTTAGATTTTTCTACAACATCATCATCTTCTTTTGGTTGGTAGTGTTCTTTTAATTTATTAAAAGTAAAATTACGTAACCATATAGGCATGTTATAAATAGTGTTGTAATCATATCCACCATTACCATGAAATATTATTTCATGGATTTGGGTGAATAAATACATTCTATATTCCAAAGTCAGGCCAAAAAAAGTCAAGCCCAATAGGTAAGCTGACCCCCTCCACTAGGCCGTTTGAAGTTTGTACATTAACTGTTAAATCAACATCAGGCTGAATTTGTTTAATATACTCACGTAAAGCACGAGCATCACGAGCTAATAAATAGTTATCAACGAAATCTCTAATTGTAGCTTTATCATAACTGTCATTAACAGACAATATAGTATGTTTTAGACGAGTTGATATTTCTGGGTTTTGGTTAATTTTCTTTAAACCTTCTAGTTCCTGTTCTAGTTTTAATTCATCACCATGACTTAATAGTTTAAAGGTAATAGTGTCACTAGTTGAAGGTAATTTAAATGTGAATTCATTTTTGCGATTTATAAATAATGATTCATCAATTTTTTTATTATCTAATACTGATAAGTCAACTGTTACTGTTTCTCCACGATATCTAAAAGAATAATCTTTACCATAACCTAAAATACGTGAAGCAATTAGTATAGCATTTTTATCACCAGTTAACAACTCATTATAATCAATTTTAGATACAATAAGTGATTGTAATAGTTTATCTAATACAATACCTTGTTTAATATAAGACTGGTTGGTTAGAATATCTTCTTCTTTAGCAGTCATGTATTTCATCTCAATTTTACCTGATGCTAAAGGACTTGATTCAGGATAAAGAAGACCTTTTGATGGTAGTTCTACAGTTTCTGTAGGGAATTTAAATTCACTCATAGATTTTATTTAATGTAACGTTTATTATAAATATGCAAGATAAAAAGAAGCTTGGCAAGAGCCAAGCTAACTTTTTTTCTGTATACTTCGGAAAAAGTAATTCTTAGAAGTTCAGTACGCAGTAATCAGGTTGAACTGTCATTGTAATGTTTTGAGCAGCTGATTCATTATCCCAACTATATTCACCAAAATTAGCATCTGTAATCAACGCACCTTTGATAACCCATTCACTTACAATATCACCTACTGGACCTAACACATTAAAGGTTAAATCTTTTTTATAAAAATCTGAGTAACCATCACGGCCTGTTACTGATTCGTGGTGTAAACGTACCCATTCCATCACAGCTTGAGCACCTGAAGGAGTAATAGGATCAAATAAAGTCATGGTGATAGGACCCCAATTTGATTTACCTTTAACATATCTTGCTACGTTAATGTGGTTTAGCTTTATTGTTTCTTGAGTTAAGGTAACTGCACTTACACCTTTAACCATATATGAGGGAACACCATCAATATACATTATAAACCTATTCTGTTGTTTAGGTTCAAATGCTGTGAAAAATATTTCGTTTGGATTTAATACTGGCATTTTTCTTAGTTATTTATTTGTTATAAATATTATTATTTTTAAAAATTACGCAAATGAAGCTCCAGTAGGTGTAATATTGAAGTTCAAATAAATATATTCAGCGGTTTTGGTTGGTTGTAAATAAATTGCACCTACTAACTGATTTCTATCTATTACATCTGGAGTGTTATTGCTTTCATCCATTACTACTCTAAACGCATATAAACCTTGTCTTTGTTGAACTGATTCTAAGTATGGGTTTACTTGAGCTAAGAATTGATTTCTTGTAGCAATAGTATTTTGTTCAAACACTAATG